GCGAAATTAACCGGGAATTTTATTTATACGGTCGACGATTAGATGCTGCGGTCTCACGCACCGATGCCTTGAACTTTTACGGCGTTCTGGCTAGATTTGAAGATGATCGCCGATGCGCCACACAAGCCGCCGTGACTGGCATCCTCGTTTCACAACGCGTAAAAATCGGCCAAGAAATACTAAAGTTCTATACAACGACGCTAGTGATCGACGAAAAAGAATGCCTCAGGTTCGAGGGAGTCTTCACATCAGAAGCCCCAGATGGTGTGTGCATCAGAACGTGTAACTATGAAAATCGAAGTATCCCTGTCAACATTTGTTCTGGTGTACCTGGTTGCGGTAAAACAACCGATATCATTTGTCAATACATGAGCCGCAAGAACGTTGCAATCATAGTACCAACCAAGAGACTACATCGTCAATACAAAGACGCCGGAGTTAATCACGTGTATACGTTCCACAAAGCTTTCACCATGAGAATCAGCCCCGGTGCGACCATCATCATTGACGAGGCTTTCACCTTTTATGTGCCTTACATCCTGCGAGTGGCTAACGTTTTACAACCAAGCACCATCATGTTATACGGCGATCCATTGCAAATTGGGCCCATCGATTTCACCAGTGATAAATCATACGCAGGGATCCAGCGACTATGCGATGTCAGACCAAAAATAGTCAATTGGGTTAACCGCCGTAACCCGCATGATGTCATCACATTACTGCGCGCGTTAGGGTATAAAGATATGGTTGGCACAAGCAACATTGCGGCCTCGATCTATTACATCGACGCAAAAACTGATGATTACCCATCCTTGCAGAAAAGATACGGTGTCGGTCCATTATTTGTTTACAACCAAACAACTGCGGCACAACTTAACGTGAACACCATACATCAGATACAGGGAGAGTCCAGCCGCACTGTGTACTTTGCGGTCGATGAGAGAGCAGTGCACACAGGATTAACGGAATCCATCGAACACGTCAGAGTCATGCTATCACGACACTCTGAAAAATTGGTCTTTATCGGGCAAAACGATCATTTACGCCGATATATTGATTACATCGGTTCCAACATCGACATCAACCTACAACGTTATGGACTACACCTTCATGATGCCATAATACCGCGAGACATATTAAACATGAACGCAGGGACTAGACCAACCAAAATCCCAACAAAACAAGTTGATAAGAGTGCCACATTCCACCAGTGCACATTAGAACAGGCGATCGACATCATGGAACGAAC